TTCGACACGGATTGCCTGCCTTTCCGGCCCCTGCGTGATGTGGTAAGCGCGTTCGACCTCGACGGCAGCAAGTTCTTTGTGACAGAGCAACATGGGCAGCACAGCAAGGCGCTGCGCATTGCGAACGGCGTCCTGGGCTGCACTCGGGATCATCCGGCCTGGGAACAAATCGACCGCTACGTCGCAGTTGGGCATCCGCCGTTCAGCCGATGTTTCTTTGGCCCGGAGCTTTTCACGGCGCTTTCGGACAGTCATCCGTCGCAGTTCCTCATCGGCGGCTGGCCCTTCTTCTACCCGGCTGCCATTGGGGCCGCCATGCGGGCGTTCAAGATCATCCGCAAGGGCAACCGTCAGATGGCGCGCTACCTGGCCCCCACGGCGGGCCAATACCCGTTCGTGCTCCACCTTTGGGCGGGCGGGCGGACGAAACTGACCGAACCGGCCACGCCGGGCATGATTGCCAGGATCGAACCGCAGAGTCCAAACGGGAAGACGGCCTGCTATGCGCTGCACAAGATTCAATGGGATGACGCGGCGCAACCGTTTCAGGCGCTCGCCACGGGCCTGGCGCGGATCGGCTATGCGGTCGAGGTGCGGGAGGTCATCGGCGAACCTGATAGCCTCCTCGACCTCGCGGATCTGCTCGTGACGTGGAACGGGCGGAAATGGTGGTATCAGAAACCGGCCGATGCGGCGCGGAAAAAGGGGCTGCCGGCCCTGTTCGCCGAGCATGGATTCTTCGACAGGCGGAACTACTGGCAGGTTGACCACCTTGGCATTCTGCACTGGGCCTCCTGGATGGTGGACCTGCGAGGGGCCGCGCCGGCCGATGGCTCTATGCGATTGGCGAAGGTCTGGCCGGCGCCGCTCAGGAAGTTCCTGAAGCGGGATGGCTACATCCTGGTCATCGGCCAGGTGAAAGGCGACTCGCAACTTGACGACTCGGAGATCAACGAGTCGACGACGCTCGACAAGGCGATTATGCGCACGGCCGGGACACTAAAGCTGCCGGTATTCTTCCGCGCGCACCCTTCGCAGCGGGTCGTGAGGACGCAGTATTGCCCTCCAAGGCCCGATGGCGAGTCCTTGCGGGATGCCGTCGAGGGCGCCCGGTTCGCCGTGACGATCAACTCGAATGCGGGCAACGAGTGCCTGGCGCTGGGCTGCCCGGTGCTCTGCCTCGGGCCGGCCATCTATGAACGCGCCGGTGTAGCGATGCGGACCACGATGGCAGCGCTGACCAACGACGTGGCGGCAATGGTGGACGGCTATAGGCCGGACGAAGGGCAGGTGCGGAACTACCTCGAATGGCTCGCCTGCCGCCAGTGGAATGCTGAGGAGTTGGCCCAGGGCGACGTTCTGGAACGGCTCATAGCGAGGGCGATGGGATGACCGACATGCTCGAAAGCGGGATGGCCTGGTTGCGCGGGAAGCGCACGGCGTTTATGGGCCATGCCGTGACTTACGTGGCCGGCGAGGCCGAGATTGAACTGACCGCGACCATAGGCCGCACGCTCTACCGGGCCACGGATGAGTTCGGCGTGGAGATCAAGATGGCGGTGCGCGACTACCTCATCACAGCCGATGACCTCACAGTGGGTTCGCTGCAGGTCGTGCCGGAGCCTGGCCACAAGATCGAGGACGGCGAGTACACCTACGAGGTGATGAACCCCGGCCCCGGAGAACCTTGCTGGCGATACACCGATGCGTACCGGGGCAGTCTGCGCGTCCACACCAAGGAGATCGCAACACCATGACGAACAAAGAGCAATTGCAGACCGTGCAGGTTCCCCTGGACGAGTTCATCCTTGAGATCGCACGGGAGGCCGCGCGGGAGGTCATTGAGAAGCACATGGAGACTTGCAAGGTCCACTGCCTGGAGGCGGACGTACACGCCGTGGACGGCCGGGTGCGCCTGTTGGAATTGCGCTGGGCACGCCTGCTCGGCATCGTGGCCGGCGCCGGGACCGCTGGCGGGCTGATCGGCAGCCTGATACCTATCATCATAAAACTCATCCCGAAGGTGCTGTGACATGGCGATGATCCTGGACATAGCGGACGCGCTGGTAAGCGCGCTCAACGATGAGGAGTTCAGCATGGCGCTCACCGCAGAGCGCGGCTACGTGCCGAGCTTCGACCTGCCGGACACAACCACCGGGCGCATCCTGGTCGTGCCCAAGGGCCTCACCATCGAGCGCCTGACCAGGGCGAGCTTCGAGCAGGACTACCGGATCGACGTGGGCATCCAGCAGAAGCTCGAAGACCTGGATACGGCCACCATAGACCCGTTCATGGCCCTGGTGGAAGAGGTGGCCGATTTCTGCAATGGGCTGCACATGGGCACCACGCCGGAGGCCGTCTGCATCGCCGTGGCGAATGAGCCGATCTTCGGGCCGGAGCAGATGCGGGAGATGCGGATGTTCGTGAGCCTGCTGACCTTGACCTTCAGAGCGTGTAGGTAGCCGATGAATAGGGCAAGCAGTGGAGACTACGGGCTGGCCTGGGACGGCTACACCTGCATCGGCGAGAGCAACCAGCAAAAGAGAGGCAAGAAGCGATGAGTGGCATGATCATCGGCGCACGGATGAAAAGCATGTTCTTCGACAGGGCTAGGGTCAAGAACGCGATGGACACGGCCAGCTATCACGCCTTGCTGCGGTTCGGGCAGTACGTGCGCGGGTCCGCCAAAGGGATTCTGCGACATGGGAGGAGCAACTGGGGCCGCGCGCCGAAAAGCCCGAGCGATCATCCGACCGCTTGGTATCGCGGCGGATTGCTGGGCAAGTTCCTAGCCTATGCCTACGATCCTGGCGGCGGCGTCGTGATCGGGCCAGAACTGGTTACGGGTCGAGGCATGGGGACTGAGCCGCATGCCGGGGTAACGATACCAGAATTGCTGGAAGAGGGCGGCAGAGTGCGGATGACGCGGGCCAGCGCCGCGCGATTGATGGCGCTGCGGCCCACGATGGGTGCCCTCATCACGGGCGTGCGACCGCATGCGGGAATGATTGTCACCTACAGGCCGATGCCCTACATGGGTCCGGCATTCGAGGCCGGGCGCGAGAAGTTGAAGGAGTTCTACCAGGACGCGATGGAGAAGTACGCGCACGCGGCCTGATGCCGCGGCGCTTTGCATAGGTGGGCGGCCGATCACCGCTCGCCCAGGAAGAAAGTAGAAGGCCGCGTGGGGCCACGCACCCGACGCGGCCTTTTTCTTTCTGGCAACCAACGACGCGAATTGAAAGGAGATGGAAATGGCTTACAAGCTCGGCTTGGACTGCAAACTGTACAGGTGCGCCACGGAGATCGACGATGAGGCGAACACGCCCGCCCTGGCCGATTGGGATGAAGTGGACAACATCATCGACGCGACTACCAATCTCACGAAGGACGAGGCCGATATCACGACCCGCGCAAACGCCGGATGGCGCGCCAGGGTCGGCACCCTGAAGGATGGCGGCGTCGACATCGAGATGCTGTGGGACACGGATGATGAGGCGTTCGCCGCCATGCTCACGGCCTACCTCGACAACAGCCTCATCGCGCTGGCCATCATGGACGGCGACATTGATGTCACAGGTTCTGAGGGCCTCACTGCCAACTTCAGCGTCATGGACGTGACGCGGGGCGAGCAGCTGGCCGCGGGCGTGAAGGCCACCGTCAAGGCCGTCCCGAGCACAGTGATCGCCTGGTATGAGGTGACCGGCAGTTAAAGGAGGATGTGCCATGCACGCGTTCAAAGACGCTGCTGGCAAGGACTGGCTGGTAGAGATCAACGTCGGGGCTATCAAGCGGGTCCGCGCCCTTGTAGGCGTGGACCTGCTGGCCCTTGAGGATGGCGCGCCTCCCCTGCTGACGAGGCTTGGGATGGATGTCGTCCTTCTCTGCGACGTCGTGTTCGCGCTCATCGAGCCGCAGGCCAAAGCGGCGGGCGTGACGGACGAGCAATTCGGCGCGTCGCTCGGCGGCGAGGCGATCCTGCACGCGCACGCGGCGTTCTATCAGGAGCTAACCGGTTTTTTCCGGAGCCTCCAGCGGCCGGACCTGGTCATGGCCATCGCAAAGCAGGCGGAGATGATCGGCCTGGCGGTCAGGACGGTGGAGCAGCGGCTGACGATCATCGACCCGGCGGCAGAGGTGGAGGTGATCTTTGGCGAGCGGTCTACGAACTCGCCGGAATCTGTCGAATCTGCCCCGACCCCCTGACGCTCAGGGAGTTGTGCTGGATGGCCGAGCGGGTCCAACGCGAGCAGTGGGAACACACGAGCACGGTGCTATGCATGATAGCCAACGTCAACCGCGATCCGAAGAAGGGCAGGGCCTACAAGCCCCGTGACTTCAATCCATTCTACGCGAGCGAAGGCGGCGGCAGGGTTCCGATCCGCAAGAACACCATCCAGATGCTCAAGATGTTCGTGAGAGGCCGCAAGGGAGGTTGATTCTATGGCTACCGCTGGCGCGATCAGAGCAGGCCGGGCCTACGTAGAGCTGTTTGCAGATGACAGTAAGCTCGTCAAGGGACTGCGGACGGCTGAATACAAGGTCCGGGCCTTCGGCAAGGAGCTCTCTGGCATTGGCCAGGGCTTCATGAAGCTGGGCGCAGTGATAGCCGCCCCCTTGGCGCTTGGCGTCCGGGAGTTCTCAACCTACGGCGACCGGATAGCCAAGATGAGCAAGGCCACGGGGATCGGCGCGCAAAGCCTCAGCGAACTGGCCTTCGCAGCGGAGCGGAGCGGAACGGACCTTGACTCACTCCAGACTGGCCTGCGGAGAATGTCCAAGTCGGTCTACGAACTCCAGGGCGGCGGGAAGGAAGCGGCGGAGACGTTTGCCGCCATCGGGTTGAGCGTCAGCGACCTCCAGGGCCTCAAGCCGGAGGAGCAGTTCAAGCGTATAGCCGATGGCCTGTCGCGCGTCGAGGATGAGACGGCGCGCGCAGCCCTGGCGCAGAAGATATTCGGCAGAGGGGGCGGGGCGCTTATCCCATTGCTTGCCCAAGGGGCGGCTGGCATCGAGGCGCTACAGCAGAAGGCGCGCGACCTCGGCATAGTCATGTCTGACCAGGACGCCCGTGCGGCAGAACTCCTGCATGATGCGCTGACGGACCTCCAGTTCAGCGTCAAGGCCGCTGCGCGGGCCATAGGCGCCGCCCTGGCGCCCTCTGTGCGCGACGTGGCGACGGCGATCCCCAAGGTGGTCAAGGGCTTCGTTGACTGGACAAAGGCGCACCAGGGGCTTATCATTGGGCTTGCCAAGGTGGCCGCCCTTCTGATCGGCACGGGCGGCCTCCTGATGCTGCTCGGCAGCCTGGCAGGCGCCGTGGCGAACCTGATAAGGATATTGCCTATGCTGGCCAAAATGATCCACGCCGTAGGGGTGGCGATGACGTTCCTCGCAGCGCACCCGGTGGTGGCTGTCCTCCTGGCCGTGGCGGCGGCCGCGACGTTCGTGGCGATCAAGATGCGCCACGCGGGGGAATACACCGCGAAGCTCACGCATGAGGCGCAGGCGCTCCGCGAGGAGACGGATCGCCAAGTGCAGGCAGACTCTGACCGATGGGCAGAACTGAAGCGGCTCGCCGAGGCGTCGAGCCTCAGTTATGACCAGATGAAGTACGCGCGGGAGATTATGGGGCAACTTGAGGCTGAACATGGCAACCTCGGGTTCGCCATTGATGAGACGACGGGAAAGATCATCGGGATGACGGAAGCGCAGATCAACCTCAATAAGAGCATGCGCGAGGGCCAGGTTGTCGCAATGGACGCTGAAATCGCGAAGATGGATGCGGACCTCGCCCCGTTGCATAAAAAAGCTGAAGCTATTCGGAGCAGGCTACCTGGGGGAACTCCGATAAGTAACAGGCCAGTGACTTGGATCGGGTTAGGCCCGCTAGAATTGGCGGAGCAACAGGAAGCACTTGAAAAGCTAAATGCTGAAATATTAACTAAGACCAAGGAGCGGGCGGGTGCCTATGCGAAGCGAGAGATGATAAGAATGGGCACCGCTGGTGGCATCAAAACTCCTACCGTGCCCGGCGTATCCGCCGCAGAGATCGAGAAGTCCTGGGTGGATAAGGTTCATGAGTTGCGCATCGCGGCCATCGAGGACGAACGAACCCGTGCCATCTATGCCATAAACTGGCGCTATCAGCAGGAATGGGACAACGCAAAAGCGCTCGTGGCCAATAAGGAAACGCTGGCGACTATCGAACAGGCCCGGCGCCTGGAAATCCAGACGGTCAACGCCGAGGCCGACCGCAAGATTGTCGAAGATCAGAAGACCTTCATCGACGACCTCGCCAAGAAGACCCGCGACATCAAAATCGAGATGATCCCTGACGAGCAGGCGCGCAAAGTCGCGCAGTTCAAGGTGGAGTATGACGAGTTGCTGGCGAAAGCCAGACAGTTCGGCAAGGACGCGGTAAAGGGCGTCCAGGCTTGGGGCGAGGTGCGGGCGCAACAGATAGCGGCGGGCATGAAGCAGGTACTCGCCGCCACCACGGCGGCGGGCACGTTCAACCCCCTCGCCGCGTGGGGCATGGCTATAGGGCCGGGCACTTCCGCGGCGGAGCGCACCGCCAAGGCCACTGAGGAAACCGCAAAGGGCGTCAAGAGAATCGTGCAGTTGCAGTTCGATTGAGACAAGGCGGGCGCCCGATCAGCGCCCGGATGACAAGAGAACCAAGGGCCGCGTGGGGCCATCCTCATGCGGCCCTTTTCTTTTAGCGGAGGAAGAGCGATGGCGACTATAGAATCAGGGCAGGCGGCTCATGACCTCGTCGAGGTCCCGGCTGATGAAGCTGGAACGCCAATGGCAGGGGCTGCACTGGAAGGCTACGTTCTTGGCGAGCGCGCCCGTAGATCTCTTGCAACTGGGACAGTATACGGCGTGTATCCAAGTACCATCAGGTTTTCTTTTGAACAATGCCCCCTCGTGCTC